TAATACTCCTTTAGGCTTTTGACGCTGTTACGATACTCGGCTGGTGTGGGTGTGATGCTTGCCTCAGCGATAGGCCACCGGGTGATTTCAGATACATCACCCATGCTTTTCCGTTCTACCAAGTGTGCAGCTGCACCAGATGAAAAACCCATCTTGCCTTGCTTGCATAACTTTGCGATCATGCTGCCGTACTCATCGGCTAGATCCAACTGAGCCTCGTACCATAAGCCCGTATTGTCCATCTTGATGTAACCCGTACCGATAGACTTCTTGCCTACGCTTGAATCCATACCGTGGTGGTAGTAGACATTCAGCGGTACGCGCTTACCTTCAGACATTGGAAAACCGTAGTCGGTTGACTTGGTGAAATAATCACCCTCAAGGTCAGCACTCTGGGTATCGCCGAAACGAACCAGATAACCCTTCACGTAACCGAGCCGGTCGCTCTTGATTCCGTCTACACTACTTGTAAGCACGTCCATGGTGTAAGTATCCCACACGGTATCTTTTACTCGAATGTCGTTAGATCCGGTATGTAACCCTCTAGGTCTCTAAGCGGTAGAACCCTAGTGGTTGGTCCCCAGTCAGCATTCTGTACCACGGTAGCCATGTCACTGAGCGGCAACCCCTCTGCGTAAAGTGCATAACGTGATTTGCCTAGGATTTGCTGAGCCTCCATAGCCGTGAGACCCCGCAAGATATCTTCACCGGTAACCGGCTTAGGTCGTGTATCAGGGATGCTACTATCCCCGGTTATCTCTGCCCAGCTCAAGGTTACCGGAATCATCACGCACCGACAGTTCGGGTGGCTTGGCATAATCTCATCGGTGGTTGATAGCGTACCGGACAAAGCCAAACACGCAAGACAAACCCGGCTGTCCTGTGTTGCTTGCCGTCGGTACCCTGTCACCGCTGGGTTCTGGGTGTAGAGTTGCCGTTGAGCTTCACGGGCGCTGCGGATCATCTCAGTACGTGCTATCGTCTCGGCTCGGTAGCGTCCAATGTCTGCAGCTTTGCGTACCCGCCGTGCTACGGTTCGTGGACCTTCACCAAGGGAAATACCCTGTACAAGTGCCATCTGCATGGCATCAGTGGTCACCTGCGGTATGGTCGCAAATAACTCACCCAAAGGGCTTCCATCACCCGCCATGCCGACAAAGGCTTGGAGCTGCTCATCTGGCAGGTTTGTCCATGAACTTCCGAGACTAACACCCGCCGGTTTACGACCTGCCGCCGCTTCAACCATGCCGACGCTTGCCTCATTCGCAAGGATTGCTGCTTCGAGTTGTCCATCTGCTGTAATGGTTGCCCCCTCGATTGAAAACTTTTTGAGGTTCTTTCCAAGTTCCTCTATGTTGTCTATGATCCGCTGACGCATCCAGAGTATGGTTTCGCTTGGCGGTTCCCCGTTGGCTTCACGCTCGGCTATCCTACCCTCCAACGCTTCCAGCTCATCTATACTGGCCTTGGTTGCGGCCTTGTATGCCCTTTGCATCCGGCTAATGGCTACGCCTTCACGCTCCAAAAGATCGTTTCTAAACTTCTGCCCAGCGGCATATATCCGTGCTGTCCCGTTGTCTACTCGCTTGAGATTTCCTCCAGCGAATACCCGTAAAAAGGGTGAGACTTATACACTACCCCCGGAGTGCATACGTGGTCACCATCAAGGCTCTTGCCGTCAGGTTGCATAGCGTTACGTTTTGACGTTGACCAACTGAACCCTGCATCGCCGCCCCATAGGTCCCAAGCAACCCTACCGGGTGAAGGGAAACCCTCTTCACCACTGTTGAAGCCTTCGGCCTTCTTATCCACTTCATGACGGCTGAAGAAAGAGTACATCCGGAGTATCGTGTCTTCGGAAAGTTTCTCACCGTTTACGATTTGGTTAGCCCTTGCAAGGCCTACGCGTGTGCCGCCATCAAAGCCTTCTGCTTTCCAGTCAAGCGCCCTTTGTGCGGCTTCGACCATGCCAGCGTTCGGGACAAACTTCATCTCATACGCTTTGGCTTCATCACGCAAGGTAACCGGTGCGGCACCGGTGTGCTGCACTGGAAGGTTCAAGAAGTTAGTAACGCTACCCGGATCGTAGCCAGACCGAATCAAGATACCAGCCGCGTTGGTTGTCTCTGCAAGCGATGCACCGGTGCCAGCCTGAACGCTGATGGCGGATGGATGCAATACCCCGGTATCTTCCGGCACGGCTTCAAGGCCTGCTATGCGCTTGGCTTCAGCACGATCAATGATGCCAGCCTTGTACAACCGCTCTGCACGCTCTGCTTCAGCAGCAAGGTCATCAGCCAATGCCCGTACGCTTTCTAAGTCGTACTGTACAAAGTCACCCTCTTGGGTTTCTGGATACTCTGGCAACAGGTCTGCAGTAATCGCATCCGCCAAAGTACGGAGCAAAGGCACCATGCCATCTTCCCAAGCCGCTTGTTGGGCGGATTCATAATTACTGTAAGTAGAGCGCTCTAACCCGCTTCCAAGGCCTAAGACCATGGGGTTGATACCAAGGACTGAACAGATACGCTCTTCCGGTACACGCCTCACAGAGTCTAGTGCAAGCTCGGAAGGCGTAAGGGATACACGATCAAGTTTGTAGGCACCAGTCATAACCACGATGCCACCTGAACCGTCCCCGGTAAGGTCTTCGTGCAGCTGTCTTTTCACCTGCCGAGCATCATCGATGCTGATGTCTACTGTCTGGTCTTTGGCATCAGGACCAACAATCAAGGACGGCATAGCCCCGTTAGCAAGCAAACCGTATGCGGTAGTTGATGCAGTATTGTCGGTAGCAATCTCACGCAGTACAGCCATGACAGGAGACCTACCCAAGCGGATATCTTGCGGGTCACGGTTGTATCTTATGTGGATGATGTCAGACACAGGGATATCAAACGAACGGCCATCAGTAGTGTAGATGTAGTGAGTTAAAGGGTTCGTGCCATTACCTACCGGCCTAACCATGTCCTGCGGTAAGAACTGCAGGGCAGTCACTGTGCCACGAGTGCTTGATCGAATCTTTCTCAGGTACGTGTTACCAAAGAGTTTGTAATCCTGAATGACCCAACTCCAAAATAGGGACCCCATAATCATTGGGTCTGGTTGAGCCATCAGCTGAATAATTGGGTGGTCTTCTACCGGTTCCGCTTGCTGGCTGTCTACCGGTCGGTATAGCCTTGGTGTTGCTTGTGGGTAGTTCCTAACGTACCAATCAATGGCAGATGCCACGATGCCGTTCAAGCCAAGGTCACCGGCTATGCGTGACCAGTCTTTTGTTGAGCCGGGTAACGCACGACGTAGCAATGTCTGCAGCTGACCAGAGCCGTAACCGGTTAGGTAGATGTCCCGCGACTGGCTGAGTGGCAGCGGGAGTGCTTGTGTCGGGTTGGCTGCGGCTTTGCGTCCGAGGAATCGATCAAATATACCCATGCCCTAGTATCCCACAGAAACAAAAAAGCCCCCTAGCGGGGGCCTGTGGTGGTTTATAGGTTTAGATTGTTGATATTGCGATGCGTGCCATCTTTGCGTACTCAGGTTCTAGATCTGTTACAACTTCACCGGTCGTTACATTGACATACAACTTTGCGTTGATGATGCGTCCAGCTTTACTGTTGCTGATTCGCTCGCCGTTCAATGTAACGTTACGCAGTGAGCCGGTTTTATAGCATTCAACTTCAAGACCAAGAATGTGTTGTGGCTTGAAGTAAACCCGGTGATTCGTTCCGCCCGTCCACTCCTTGCCGCCTGCCTCTACCAACCGTGTAATAAGTTCCATTGTCATATCTCCCTGCTTGATGTCACCAATATACACTTTAGGTATATACACGTCAAGTATATAAGTAGATATATTTTAGACGGCACCCCAGCCCTTGCGTTGTCCGATTACCTGCCAAGCGTAGGCCATTGCGTCTACAACGTCATCATGCCTGCCAACTGGGAACGACAATAGTTCATCCTGCCAGTACGGTGGCAACCCGTCAGCGTGTACAACTTGCCCTTGCTCGTACCGGGCTTCCAGTGGTCCAAAGCGGGTCACTTTGTCCCGGTCTGGCCTGATGCCCCGTATCGGTAACTTAGTCCGCCTCATGAGTTCTTGTACGACAGCGGCTTGGTACTGAACCTGCTCGATGCCAATCATGGTGGGCTTCCACTTCTCGGCCATCATCTCAATGAACCTGAGCACGGATGCAAAGTCGGCACGGGTACGGTTGACATCCAATACATAAATAGTCCCGTCATCACCACGGGCTAAAGCAACCACGGCGGTATAGTCTGCCTCTGCCTTGGTACTGATGGCAAGGTCAACACCAAGGTACACCGGCAAACCTTCAGGGACATCACCGTACCGTAGCCACTCCCGCTTGATTCTTGCTCCTGCCGCATCAACGAACTCTGCTAAGTACTCTTGTCGGAAGGCTATGCTAGGCAAGGATTCACCAGCCTTGGCTACCTCAGCTGCATCTATCCAAGGGTTAGCGGTGGTCGGCATCTGCCAACTCATCCAGTCTGGATCTAAGGCAGCCATGGAGTGCAGGGTCTTGAAATAGTTACTACCCTTGGGAGTGCTCAGGAAGAAAGCATCTCCCCGGTAGTCGGTAAGCGTTGGGCGGATGGCTTCGGTCCATGCTTGCTCTAGATGCCGTGCCATGGC